CTTTTTCTTATCCTTTTTTTTTAAAACAATCTTACATATCTTTTTTAATGTCTTGTCGTCCATATATAATTTGCTTAGAAAAAAATTATACATTATTATTTTTACTTTCTTCAATAGGGTGATTTTCATCATATTGTCCCTCAGTTTCTGTATCTCTTTCAATAACAATACCACAACATTTAATTTTACTACATTTAGATTTATACATACTTCTCATACAGGCTAATAATAAACCGCATCCCATAGATGCTATGGTAATGTAAAATACTTGTTCGCTTTCATTCATATATATATATTATTTAGATAATTTATTTATTTCTCTTAATGCTATTTCATTTATATAATTATCATCTTCTCCCCAAGCACTATATTCATCACCTTCTAGTTTATAAAGAATATTTTTAACACAATAACCTAAAGGCATATTTTCATCATATTCATCATTATCACAATATAAATGTATCATTAAATCACAACAGGTATTGCATTTCAAGTCCATTATAGTCCAATCCCATCTTTTTATTGTTAAATCTTCGGGCATAACAATCTCTTCATCTTTTAAAGTTAAATTAATTTCCATATAATATACATTAGAAAAAAATTCTTTACAATAACTTAGTAACTCTTAACCCAGTATGTGCTGAACCTAAATATGCTTGTAAAGTTGAACTATGTGTATATAAATAAAAATAATGACTTGTTGATGTTGCAGACCAAGTCCAACTTAATAACGTACAATTTTCAACTGATGTATTTCTATTAACACTAAAATTAAATTGAACTTGATTTCTCCCTGCATTAGTTTGAAGACTAATTCTCCCATTAAAGGAAGTAGCATTATTACAAAATACATACAAATCTACCTTATAAATCCCCGCCCCTTGATTTGCATAAAATAACCCTGAAGCATTATCAAAATCGTTAGCATTTGTTGCTCCCCCGTATTTTGATTTTATATTAAAACTTCGTGTTGCCGCTTGTCCGCCTGTATATTGATAAGAACCAATTCTACTACCTGCTCCGTAAAATTGATTTCCTGCTCCACCTGTAAAATACCAAATAGGTTGATAGGACGATGTAATATATTTATCAAATGTTGTATTTGTTTGATTAAAAGTAACATTATTAAATTGTTCTTGGTTATGTCTAATCCTCAAACTACTACTATAAAATTTTGTAGCATTATTTCCAGTATAATTAATAACTGCACCTGTAAATGTTGGATAAGTAGAATTATCACCATCTGCTATTGTAGGTGCTTTAAGAAGTGGATTATCTATACCATTAGTAAATTCAGTAGTTGTAACAAAAGTATCATTTGTAAGTAGTGTAGATTTAAATCCAACATTAACTGATGTTTGTGCTAAAAATGTATCAAGTGTAAAAATACTAAAATCCAAACCTTCAAAAGAATTAAAATCTACTTGTGCTATTTCCTCAAATGTTGTACCATTAAATAATTCAAATTGAATTGGCGATATTTGTTGAAATGTCTTTTTCTCATAACTATTATAACTATCAAAACTTGAATAAATATTTACATTTGTTGGTGTTATGCTTTCATATTCTGCTTGATTATCAATTGTTATTATAGAATTAGGATTGTAAAATTTATATTGTAATGTTGATGGTGGTCTCAATTTTGCTGAACTAAAAGTACCTCCGTATGTATAGTATAAATCTAACCAAGATGGATATGTATCAAATTCTGTAAAATTAATATCTGCAGTAATTGCTCTATTCAAAGTATATTCATAATATGTTGTTCCACCTACAACAACACTTCTAATAGATTTTATTCTTGATACTTGAATACTATTATTTATTGGGTGATAATAAAATATTACTTTACCTGCAGTTGAATTTTGACGAAATACAAATATTGTTGGTGTTGTTATAGCATATAAAAAAACACTTACATTACTTGGTGTTGCTATTGGAACACTTGTATCAAAAGTTCCCAGTATCGGTGCTGTTCCGCTGTATGAACCCATATCTACATATAAACCTGTAAAATTGCTTTTTTTTGCTTTAAAATCAAAAGCGACATTTGTACCCGTACAATCCAAAATAACATCTCCAGTTTGTGGTATATAAACGCTTTCACCCGCATCAAATGGTTTTCTATGAAGGTAAATAATAACACCGCTTATTTTATATTGTAAAATTATAGCATTTCCAAATACCTCATTAGAATACTCTCCAATTCTATATGGACTATTATTAGCATTACCATAGTTAAATGGTGTAAAATTTGAAGATAAATTTTGTGTTACTTTAATACTTTCATTCATAGTTGAGGTTATAGCATTATCTGTTTTTAAAAAGCATTCAGTAGGTACTAATGTATTTTCTTGAATAAATTTATTTTTTAAAGTATTAAAATTAACACCACTATCATTATATGTTGATAAAAGAAATATTTCGTTTGTTTGTGTTTCAATAACAACTAAATCACTTGCTGAAGCATATAAATCACTATTTCCTGTATCATTAGTATTATAAACATTATTATCTGTTGTTTGACTTGTGGTATATCTATAATCACCACTTGGAACTTTTTCATAAATTTTATTATTTAATGTTGTAGAATTTACTGCTAATGTATTTGACGATGGTTTATATGTATTTGTAATTGTGGTTTCAGTTGATGGTGTAAATGTTAATGATGAACTTAATACTACATTATATATATCACTACCCAACGATGTAATTGATGTTATAATACTATTAACTGGTATATTTGTTGTATCATAATCTACTAAAAAATTACCAACTACTAACCTTGTATTGGGGTCATAGACGATACTTTGATTTGATTGATTACAAAATCCAGTAGTATCATTAATTCGTGGTACAGAATTTAATGTACCTGAAACACCAATTTCAATACCATTAACTGATGATACAAATCTTGTTGAATTATTTATTAAAGTTGTATCAATACCATTACCTATAGAAATAGATTGTGCTGTTTCTGTTATAATTTTATTTAATGTACTATTTACATAACCATTTACACTTATTGATGGTGTTGTTAATGGTAAATTTGCTGTAGTTAGTTTTTTAATTGATGTATCTACTGCTGTAATTAAATGATTGGTTGTAGGTGATACAATATTATTGTCTTTTAAATAGTAATCAATTGCTACATTTGTATTAGTATCATTATAATAGAATTCTGTTGATGAAGGTGAAAATCCATTATATGTTTTATTATTCGGTGTTGGTATGTTATTTGAAGTACTTAAATTAACAAATGTTGGATTTATAACGCTTACTTTAGTTGTAAAATCTGGTATATCTGTTGGGTGAGTAATAACTTCATTTAATATAAAACCCGTACCTACAAGAACATTATTAGTAAATAAATATCCATTTATTGTTGTTGAACCTGTTGGTGTTAGTGGATAAGTTAAATCTCCTAGTGTTGCTACTCCATTTGATAATGCTGTAATGTAATGTTTTCCTTTTGTTATACCAGAACCTCTAACAAATTGTTCTAATTGTAAATTATTTCCGTTAAAAAATACAATAGTACTTGCATTTAGAATATAAGCTGGTTTTGTATAATTAGGTGTTGAAACAACTGAATTAAAATTAATACCTACAACCTTTGTAAAATTTCCTGCTGATAATATCATCGTTTCTGGACTGCATAAACCTTTAACAAAACTTGTATAATTAAGTAATGTTTGTATTGGATAATTGGAATAGTAAATTTGTGATGTATTATCAATATATCCAACAAAATTTGTTCTAGGTGGTATTTGTGGTGTAATCTCTCTCGGTGGTGAAGGTGTAATTGTATTCGGTGATGAAATTGTATATGAGAAATTATTTCTTGCTGTTATTTTTGTAGGTGCTATTACTCCTGTTCCTTCCAAAAAATCTCCAACTGGAATTAATGAAACACTACCAGAAGGTACATAAGGTTTTTGAACGAATGTATTTGTATCATAAATATAACCTACTCGTGCTGTTTTATTTGGTTGCATAGTATTAACACTATTACTTTCAAAAATAATACTATTTATAGGTGTATTAGGGTAATTTACATATTCAACGAAATCATCTGTATATACTGGTGTTGTAACACTTGATGTAGTATTCCATCTTAAAGCACTAACATATAGATTATTTGTTTTTTGTGTTATATTATTTACATTTTCAAACACAAAAACACTTCTTAAAACACTATTTATAAGAATTTGTTGGTCTTTTAAATATCCATCTACTGAACCTTGTGATGGTGTAGCAGTTCCACTTGTAGTTAATACTATTTCTCCCCCATCTGTTCCTGAACGTGTTGTTTCGCTTGTTATAGCAGAAGTTACTCCTGTACCAACAATAGTTGAATTTGCTACTGAAAAAACTCCATCAAGATTAGAATATGTTAAGGTTGTTGGTGAAGACATAAACCCTGTAAATGTTCCATTTGTACTATCATAATTAACAGAGGGTAATCCTACAGGTTGGGTAAATGTCTTTTGACCATTTGCTATCTGTTGAGAATTCAAAGTCATAGCGTTTGAAATACCTGCATCATTCAATTGTTCTTGTAAAGTTAGAGTTGTTGTAATACCATCTAAAACAGATAATTCTGCTGGACTAATAGTTATAGTATTTGGATTAAAATCACTATTACTTACACTTATATTACCTGTGAATGTTGTTGTTCCAGAAAATGTTTTATTTCCATCTATTACTTGAGTTCCAGATTTAGTAACTAAATTATCATTTATAGTGTCTATCTGTTGTTGAATAGTTTCATTTGTATTTATTCCATCTAATTGTTGAATTTCATCAGGACTTAAAGTAGTTGTATTAACCTCTAATGAATTTAAAATTTCTAAATTTTGTACATTTATATTCTCTGCATCAAGGTTATTAACTTTTAAATCTTCTGCATTAATTGAAATAATACCATTCATACTTCTTTCATTATTGTTTATATTACCACTCATATATTATATATATAATAATATTAGATTAAATATATAATTAATATTCTTTATTAAGCTTTTCAAATCTCAATATTAACAAAAAAGCAGGTTCTTTTTCACTAATAGTTCCAGTTAAATCCCTTAGAGAAATTTTTACATTATTATTTGAGGGTCTGCCTTTTATGGTTACTGGTGGATTATCTTGATAATCGCTTCTCATTCTATAATGATTATGATTATAATCAGGTCTAACATAACCAATTGTATTTTCTGTACCAGCATTAGCATTTTGATTGCTATCACTACTTCCAAGTATTTGTAAATTAGTACCTAAATCAACTTCTAAACTATATAAATCGTCTTCATCTATTACACTATGTGAATTAGTAATAAAACTAAAACTTAAATTGTATTCACAAAAACTTTCATCTTCTGGTATAAAATTATTCCAATTAACAAAAAAATCTGCTACACCATTTATGTAATTTAATGCTTTAGAACTTTTCAATACTAGGTTAATACTCATATTATATATATATATGTTAGAAAATATTTATATATAAAATTTAAAAAAAGATTGTTAAATAAATCTCATAGCTTCTTGCATTCTCATAGCCTTTTTCTTTTCCAATTCATTTCTAACTTGTGGTTTTACTTGAATTGTCTTTGGTATAGGCGGGGCAGGTGAATTAAGATTAGTTATAGGTGCATATGTTCTAGGGTCTGCTCCTAATCTACCTCCACCACCCAGAGGTCTTTTAATATCTGTTCTAATTTGTTTTCCTAATTCAGTACCCAATTGGCTACCTAATCTACCACCAATAAAACCAGCTTCAGGCACGAGTTCAGGTTGTCCTAAAGCTATAGCTCCAGCTTCTCCTAAAGCACTACCAACTGCTCCACCTCCAAGAGATGCTAATCTTGGTAATTCTTCAACACCTTGATAAAATCCTTTACGGGCTAGGCTACCTATCCCACGAACTCCTTTTTTGAAAAGAGAACCAGCTTTACTAGCTCCCTTGCGAAATAATCTGCTTATTCCACTAAATAATCCCATTATATTATATACTTAGATAATTTTTTTATGAGATTAAATTTCAATATCTTCATCTCCATTTTCTATAACTATTTCATCAAAATTTTTATACATTTTTTGGGTAGGAAGATTTATCATAAGGTAATTATATTTTTTATCATAAACTTCCTTAGAAATATCATTTATAAGGTCTTTATCATTAATTTCTACCAATTGGTCAAAAATATTAAATAATTCATCTTTTGATGTTTTAAAAACAAATATATTATCAAAAACTCTTCTTAAATCTTTTGGAACACTAAAAAAAGTTTGAACTAAAAAGAATACAGATACGTGCAGATGTCTCTTGTTAAATAAAATTTCTTTAAAAAGTTTTAAAGTTTGTGCGTTTTTTAAATATGCCGTCATATCATCTAAAATTAAACAAGCATTTTCATCACTTTCCATACCCTTAATCATATCTAGTGCATCTTCCAAATTATCTAATGTTAATTCATTAAATTTCTGTTCTTCAGGTAATGAACCAAAAATATTATCTTTTACACTTCCTTGACTAGCACTTGGTGCGAAATATATAATCTTATCAAAGGTTTTTTTAAAGACTAATTTTGATTTAAAGAAAGACCATAATAATGAAGATTTTCCAGATGCAGGACGACCAACAATTAGATTTGTAGAATGTTTGTTTAAATGACTAAGCATTTGAAACTCATCTAACTTTGGATTTAATTTCCCATCACACTTTACATTCATTATTGGTAAATCAGGTTTTTTTAATTTTTTAATACTTATCATATATTAAAAGATTAGATTTTATTTTTAAATATTATGCTATATATTTACTTGGCTACTGAGACACTTCTATTAACAAGGTCAAAGTAAAGAATAGCATCGTGGTTATATACAGACATAAGGTTAAGGGCGGTTGTAGTAGCACTATTCAAGTTAATTCTTGTGGTGGCGTTAGAGTTTTGAGATGAAACTCCAGTCATTAGATATGAACCATCAATCTTTTCAACGGAAACACCGAAATAAGCTTTGGATAAATCATTTGTTGGGTCACTTCCTTGAGCCACATCGTGGTTTCTAAAGTTATTAGCAGAAAGAGAAGAGTTAGTCATATCTGGTGAGTTCTTTGTTCCGTGAATGGCGTGAGCGTGTTCCAAGACAACAGAAGTTTTATGGTTCTTAGTATCCAAAGGTGCGGGTGGGTATGTATTTCCAGCTATAGTGAATTGAACAGAACCATTACCATTTGTAGGGTCATATGATGCGAACTGCTTGTATCTGTCTGTTCTGTTGAAAAGAGCGAAACAGGATTTGATACTTCTCAAAGATAGAGCAGTAGGAATTTCTAGGTAACCTTGAGTTCCTGAGTTGATTTGTGCAGTTGAGGAAGCATATGATTGAGATTTAAGGGCGATGATACCATCAGGGGCTTGTGCAGATAAAATAGCACTTTCCATAGCAGAACCAAATTCAACAATATCATAATGATATTGGACTTCATCAAGAGAAAGAGATGCAGTACTATCAATAGCAGAACCATTAGCTTTACAGGCAATATTAGCTAAATCTGCTACTTGTAATACAATTCTTGTTTCTCCAAATGAAAGAGGACAATATTTTTCACAATTGGATAATATATTATTCAAAGGAATAGCAATTTGAAATTCCTTAGTAGCACCTGAAGCTTGTACAGGTAATTCATTACTATCAACGGCGTTACAATTACCATTAGTAACTCTTAATCCAAAAGGGGCGGATAATCCCCATTTTTGGGCGGTATTCATTTTAGAATGTAAAAGCATACTGGAAACAGAACCATAATTCTGGATTGTATCAACACCAACAGAGTTAATAAAAACATCACTTCTACTAATCCAAGATTGTGCAGGAATTGAGAGCAATTCTCCAGCGGTGGTAGCAATAGCACCAGATACTTTTACTTTAGCAGTAACATATCCAGCGGTTGGAACTAGGAAACCATATTTGACTAAAGGAAATTGAATTTGTTCTCCAGCAGAGTAAGCTCCTTTACCACCCAAAGGGGCAGAAATCAAAGACGAGCATCTAACTTGTTCAGGAAGTTGAGCCATAGGCGGATATTGTACTTCACGAGGGGCGTTCATTATATAATTATACTTAGAAAATAATTTTATAATAATATTTTTTAGTTTTCCAATAATTTTAATTCTAGTAAATCTTTCTTAAGTTTTTTTTCTTTAGGATTTTCTTTAGAAGGTTTTTCTTTAGGTTTTTCTAAAACTTTTTTATCCATATTAAACATTTGTCTAAATTGTGGTATTTGAGATAGTCTAACATTTGTTTTTCTATATATAATTATTTGTATTGTTAAATTCCAGTCTATATTATTAAATTCTATGAATTGTCCGTTTTCGTCCAAAAGTTGTATATCAATTCCACTATCTAAATGTCTAGATTTCATTCTAGCGTGAATATTATTTTTATTTTCATAATTTATTAAATTCCAAGAAGGTACATTTACAGGTATTGTTTGAAGTATATTACTACCTATTCTTCTCTGTGATGAATAAGAGGATATACTTGATAATTTATTACTACATACATTAATCTTCTGTATTCCTAAAAGATTAAGAGGAATAGGAAAGGTAAAATTATTATTTACTGAAGTAATATCTTGAGTAAAACCTAAAATTTCTGCTAAACCTTTACTTTCATTAAACTTAAATGTAACTTGACTAAGTGGATTTATAAATGTAAAAGTATAAAGACCTGTAACTTGACTTAATACAATTGTAGCATTTAAGCTAGGATTGTTATTAAATAATTTTTCTTTTATTTCACTAGCTAAAGTATTAGCATTATAGTTTCCATTTGTTAAAGTAATACTTAATGTTTGTAAGTTATAGATGTATTCTAATTTATTTGATTGGTCATTAATTAAAAACCAACTTACAGGTATTTGAGCATCTATTAATCCTACATCTAAAAAATTTATATCAGGATTTGGTTCAACAATATTTTTTATATGAAAAAAACAATTACTTTTATAATCTCCATTCAATATTTCAGCATCTTTTGATGATAAGGTTATCAATCGTGTATCTTTAATTAATTCTTGTTCCATATTATAATATATTTAGATATTATTCTTTTAATAATCTCTCTTTAGCTAATCTTTCCTGCTCTTCAACTGAGTTGTCTAATTTTCTTTTATATGATTGTTGTAATCTAAAAATATCTCTATCAATATCTTTTATTTCCTCTTCACTTAATTGTCCTTCATTAATTGTTTTATATAAAGCTAACCACATCATATCATCACCAAAAGGTAACATTTCCTTAATACATTCTAAAGATTTGAATGTCCCGTCTTTAGTCATTAAAACTTCTGTATTTTCTAATTCCATATATATTTACTTAAGATTTTTTTTCTATGTATATTATATATAATGTCTAAAAATTTAGAAGAACTAGAAGAAGAAGTTGTTGATGTATTAGATACAGAAGAAGTTGTAGAAGAAGAAGAAGAAGAGACCATAGAAAAGCCTAAAGCTAAACCAAAAAGAGAAAAGACTGAAGCACAAAAAAAGGCTTGGGAAAAAGCATTAGCTAAAAGAGCAGAGAATAGAGCATTAAGAGCAGAGGAAAAGAAAAAGGTAAATGATGAATTACAAACTAAAAAAGAAATAGCTAAAGAAAAGGCTAAGAAAAAAATTGTTAAGAAAGCAATTGAAATTAAAAAGAATGCAGTCAAGGAAGTTGTAGGTGATGATAGTAGTGATGATGAAGAAGAAATAATTGTAGTAAAGAAGAAAAAGAAGCCAACAAAAAGAAGAGTTGTTATTGAAAGTGATAGTGAGGAAGAAGAAGTAAAACCAAAAAAAGAACTTCCACCTCAACCTAAAACTGAAGATTTTGGAATGATATTTTGGTAATAAAATTATCTAAACTATTTATATATGAATACTATAGCAGGATTATTTAAAAAGGGAATATCTAAGGGTATAAAATCAATATTTAGTAAAAACAAAGCTTCTAAAAGTTTAACAACAAAAGGGGATTTAGATTTACACGATGTACTAAAGAACTCTTATGATAAGAAAAGTAATCAATCTAATTTCTTGAAGGATAAGGGTTATACTTTTGATAATGAACTTTCAAATGATAATCAACAAGTATATTTTAATAAAGATGGACATCTATTATTTTCAGTAGCAGGAACACATAATGTTAGTGATGCAGGTACAGATGCTAAATTAATGTTAGGACAATTGAAAGATACAAAAAGGTATCAACAAGCAGAAATGACTTTTAATAAAGCACGAGCTAAATATAATCCAAAAAGAACAACAGCAGTAGGGCATTCACTTGGAGGAAGTATAGCGTCAAAATTAAATGCAGATGAAATAATTACACTTGATAAAGGTGCAGAACCATTTGTAAAAACAAGAAATAATGAAAAGGCATATAGAACTTCAGGTGATATTGTTTCATTATTCGCTTCAGGTGGAAAAAATGTTAAAACGCTACATAAGGGTGATTACAATTTAACAGACCCATTCAGTTGGTACAAGGCACATAATATTTCCAATATCAAAGATTTCAAAATAGGATTTAATTAAATATTAAATCAAAAAGGATTTAAAGAAATATATATATGTATTATATACAGATGAAGAATTACAGCAAGGCGTTAATGTACGATGCTATTGAAGAGTATTGTGAAATGAATAATAAAATGAATTATGTAAGAAGAGATGAATTTTGGGAACAGATGAAATCTATTTGTGATAAATATAATATTGACCTAGATGCATTCAAAATAAAAAGAAAAGAAAAAGCTAAATTTGAAAGAGAATGGGCGAAGTGGATTAATTAATATTTTGAATATAAAAGTATTTAAAAAAATATATAATATTTAGTAATATATATGAGTAAATTTGAGACTTTTTGTAAAGAATTACTTGTTTTGAGTAAATCAAATAATTTAGTTGAAGCTATTAATGAATGGAAATTTATTGATACTTATCAGGAAGATGGTGTTATGTGTAATTGTATATGTGGGCAACATATAATGAATGTATGTATTATTAGAAATCAATTGAATGATAATTCAACAAATGTAGGTAATGTATGTGTAAAAAAGTTTATGGGAAAAAATAAAAAATTAGTAAATGAAATGGAAATAGATAAATTTAATAAAAAAGCATTAGATAGAAAAAAACTATACAAGAAATGTTTATGTGGTGAGAAATACAAGTTAAAAGATTTAGGCGAACATAGTTGGAAGTTTAAATGTATAAAGTGTTATTTTAAATAAAAAATGATTTAAAAAAATATCTAGTATATTATATAAGTAATGGAATTAGAAAAGGAAGTAAAAGATGAATGTATTATTATTAGTGAAGTTAAGAAGTTTAGGGGAAGACCTAAGGGAAGTTTTAAGGAAAATAAAATGGTAGATAAAGATTACCATAAAAATTATTATCATAGAACTTGTGGTGATGTTGTATGTGAATGTGGCTTGAAAACTAATAAAAGAAATTTAGCCAGACATATGAAAACAAAAAAACATTTAGAAATTTTAGAATTAAAAAATCTATAATATTATTTATTTAAATATTTAATTATTTAAATAAAAAATGATTTAAAAAATTATTATCTAATATATATATATATAATGACTAGAAAGTTAAATGAGATTTCAACTTTAACAAAATATGCAGAAAGTAAATTAAGAGCTTTCATCAAGCAAAAATTAGGTTTAGCTAAGAATGTTAGAACAACTACTCTAGTAAAGAGAGTAGGTGTTAAGACAGAGAAACAAATGTATAAAAAGCTTAAGAAAGATTATAATGAATTTGTAGATAAGGAAAATAAGAAGTTAGAAAAGGAACAAAAGGAAAAGAAATCATTAAAAGATTTTGAAAGAAGAACTAAAAAAATAATACAACAAAAACCATCAACAAGAACATTTAAGAATTTAAATGAAGATAGATTTAGAACGATTGTAAGATTATTAAATACTACTGGTGATAGATATATTATTCATATTGGTGGTAAGACATATACTCTAACAGAAGATTTTGTTGAAAAATTATTAACACCAGAAGGTATTGTTATTGGTGAAGGAAGTGATGGTGAAGTTATTGAATTGTTAAATGATATAGCTACTATGAGAATTGAAAAAGTAACTAAAAAAGAAAAACATAAAAAAGGAAAGTTCTTCAAGTATGAACATAAACTGAAAGGTTTAGATTTAAGTGAATTACAAATATATGAAGACTTTGAACCTGAGTATTATAAAGAAAATTGTTTTATCAAATCTTTGATTGGTCAGGTAAGTGAAAGTGTTTTGAATGATTGTAGATTGATGATTAAAGGAAAACATACAACATTAAGACATATTAAACAAATAGCAGAAAAACATAATTTAAATATTAATGTAAAGGTAGATGATAATCATATTAGACATTATGGTAATGGTGATACAATAGTAAATATATGTTTATTAGATGACCATTATTTTAAGTTGTGTGAAATACCTGTTACTAGTTATGCTATTAAAAACTATTTACATATTTGTGATAAACAAAGATGGAATGAGATATATTATTATAGTACATATGATGGAAAATATAAAAGACAAAAAAGATTTATAGATAGTTATGATGTTGTAAAATTATTATTAGAAAGAAAAGAAACATTATTACAAGAGATTGAGAAGAGTGATGATTTATATGAAACTTGTTATTTTGATGATATATATACTATTGGAAATTTGGAAATAAATGAAAGTAATATTATGTTGAATGAATACAAACCAAAAGAAAATGATGATATTTATAGAAATGTATTTTTTGATTTTGAAACAAAAACAAATGGTGATAAACACATTCCATATTTATGTTGTATAAAATCAAGAGATGTTAAGAAGACATTCTATGGTGAAGAATGTGGATTATATATGTTAAGATATTTATTGAATGTATTTGGTGATAAAAGTAAAATTAAATTAATAGCTCATAATATAACTTATGATTTGAAGTTTATATTTGATTATGTATCAGGTGTAAGTTTTATTCAAAGAGGAAATAATATTATGTCTGGTTCAGGAAAATTTTACAACTTTGGTAAAAAAATGCACCTGAAGTTTCAAGATAGTTATTCATTAATTACAGGAAAATTATCAGGCTTTGGTAAGATGTTTGGTTTTGACCAAGAAAAAGAATTTATTCCTTATGAGATGTATAACAAAGAAAAAGAAAGATATATTAGATTGGATAAAATTAGACAATATACAGATTACCAAGTAAAATGTAATAATATAGGTAATAGTATAGATGAAGAAAATTTTGAAATATTTTTTAGAAAATTTATTGAAAATTGTTATAGATGGAATTGTATTAAAAATAATCAAGTTGATATTATCAGGTATGCTGAAATATATTGTGAAATTGATTGTGAAATTTTAGAGAAAGGATATAATACATTTAAGTCTATGATTGACGAAGTATGTGATTTAGATTTAGATGATTATATTAGTCTAGCATCTATAGCAGATACTTATATGTTAAAAGAAGGAGTATATGATGATGTATATAAGTTAAGTGGAGTTGTAAGAGAGTTTATTCAGTTATGTGTAGTTGGTGGTAGAACTATGTGTAGTGAGAACAAGAAACATCATATCAAAGGTAAAGTTGATGACTTTGATGCTGTAAGTTTATATCCAAGTGCTATGTCTAGACTTCAGGGATATTTGAAAGGAAAACCAAAGGTATTACAAACAACTGATTATGACGTCATAAAAAATTATGATGGATATTTTGTAGAATGTTTAGTAAAAAAAGTAGGAAAGAAAAGAAACTTTCCATTATTAAGTAATATTAATGATGATGGTGTAAGAATATTTTCTAATGATATGGTCGGTAAGAAAGTACATATAGATAAAATAACATTTGAAGATTGTATTAATTTTCAAGATATTGAATTTGAAATAATTCGTGGATATTATTATGATGAAGGAAGAAACTATAAATTAAAAGAAACAATTGAATTTATGTTTAGTGAAAGATTGAGATTGAAGAAAGAAGGTAATCCATTACAGAATGTATTTAAATTATTGATGAATAGTTCATATGGTAAAACCATATTGAAACCTATTGATACAGAAATAAAATATTATGCAAATGAACAAAAATATCAAAGTGCTTTATTAGCTAATTATTCATTTGTAAAAGAAGCTTTTCCAATAGGAAAAAAATATTGTATTAAATTTATCAAACCAATAGTAGAACATTATAATAATGCTTGTTGTGGTGTTGAAGTATTAT